CGCGCGGACCCTTGCGCGCGCGGATCTCCAATTGCCGATACCGGAGGTGACCAATTGATGAACATGTCTGTCCCTTTGCATTCCCTGCTGCCGTCGCCTGCCGCCCCGGCGATCACGCATGACGTCACCATCGTCACCACGCGCAAGCTGGCGCAGCCGAGGGTGATGGGCGTGCCGCCTGAGGAATTTGGCATCGAGCGGGGCGCCCGCAGTATCCGCGACTGCAACTACTGCTTCCATGAGGTCGTGACCAAGACCGAAGGCCAGCTCATCGCCGAAGGCTTCGATGCCGCACAGGTCAAGTCGCTCGGCGACTATGCCGGCAATACCGAAGTCGAGACGCTCGCGCGCGATACGGCGGACGAGCATTTCTCGACCACGGCAGGCGACGTGAATATGGCGGCACGCCTCGTTCGTATCACTGAACATTATGTGCGGATGGACTACGAGGGGAGCGGTCAACCGTGCCTCTATCAGGTCATCACTGGCGGTGACCAGGGCGAGATCCTGCGCAAGGACAGCCATGCGTGCATCACGCCGTTCGACGCGATGCCGTTTGCGACGACGACGCCGGTGCCGATCACGCATCGCTTCTTCGGCCGCTCGATCGCCGATCTCGTGATGCCGCTGCAGCGGGAGAAGACCGCACTCAAGCGCGGGGCGCTCGACAATCTCTATTTGCACAACAACCCGCGCGTCGAAGTGGCGGAACAGAACGCAGGTCCCAACACGCTCGACGATCTCCTGGTGTCGCGGCCGGGCGGGGTGGTGCGTACCAAGACCGCGGGTGGGTTGAACTGGCAGGTGGTGCCGGATATCACCACGTCGATCTATCCCATGCTGCAATACCTCGATGCCGAGCTAGAGACCCGCAGCGGCCTTGCCAGGCAGAGCCAGGGCATCGACGCCAACGCGCTGCAGAACCAGTCGGCGACCGCGGTGGCGCAGGTATTCTCAGCCTCGCAAATGCGCATCAAGCTGATCGCGCGGATCATGGCGGAGGGTGTGCGCGATATCTTCGCGCTGCTGCACGGCACGATCAGGAAGCACGGTCAGCAGGCGCAGACCATTCGGCTGCGCAATGCCTGGGTGAACGTTGACCCGCGTTGCTGGACGACGCGCGACGACATGACCATCAACGTGGCCCTGGGCTCGGGTGGCAAGGCGCAGCAATTCGCGCAGACCATGGCGATCGCCGATGTCCAGAAGCAGCTGATCGCCGCCGGAAAAGTCCACATGGTCGGCGATCGGGAGCTCTACAACACCGCCACTGAACTGACGCGGATCATGGGGCACAAGAATTCCGACCGCTTCTTCTGCGATCCCGGCGCCATCGATCCGCGGACCGGGCAACTGCTGCATCCGCCGCCGGCGCCGCCACAGCCGCCACCGGACCCGAAACTTCTGGCGGCGCAGGCGAGGGCGCAGAGCGATGCGGCGGCCGCCGCGCATAAGGCTCAAACCGAGCGGGACAAGGCGCAAGCCGACGTCATGCATCAGCAGGTCAAGATGCAGGCGGAAATTGAACTGGCCCGGGTCAAGGCCGGGCTTGATGCCAAGATCGCACTGCTCGACGCGCATTTGAAAGCGGCGACGGAGCAGCAGAAGATGCAGCGTTCCCCCGTACCAGGCTCGCGGAAAGCCAGGGACGGCCACCATTATCTTCCGGATCCGAAGCGGCCGGGAAAATTCCTGATGGTGGTGCATCATGACTGATTTCTCTTTGGTGCCTGTAGACCATCAACCGGATTTCTCCGACGTTTCACTCGTGCCGGTCGACCGCGATCCGTTCAGCGCTGATGGCGCAACTCAGCAGGCGCGGACACAGACTCAACCGGAAAGCCCGCCGCAACAGCCTGCAACAGGAGCCGGTCAACCCGATGTCGGTGCGCCAGCTGTAGGCGGGAGCGCCGCCGGCAGATCGCAGGAAGGCGGTGGTCTCAGTCCTGGTGGTGGCGATGCTGGAGGAGGCCCCAACCCGCCCTCGGATCAAGGCGGATCATCCGAGCCTGCGCCCTTTGGCGGCTACGCCAATCCGACGCCAACAGAGTCTCTTGTCAACAAGGCCAGGATGGATGATCAAGCGAAGCTAATCGAGGCGGAGCGAACAGGAAAGAAAGGCGACATAACCGACGGAGGAGACCTTTACAAATTCGTGACCACGGCACCAACGGTTCGGTATCCGATCGATGGTGGAGCTGGAATGGTCCTTACGGCAACCAGTCCGTTCTATGCATACGACGGTGCACGCTATGCCACCATTGATGCCAGTCCAGAGCGGCCGGTGACGGTCACGATCAGGGGCGACGGCACGTTCACGATAAGCCGGCCCTGATGGAGTTGCGCAAGAGTAGCCGGTGGGGCTACATTTAATGGCAGCTCTTTCCGCTACGGAGTGAGGCAAACAGATGTTTCGCACACCTCGGATCATTGCAGCACTCTTGACGATGGCACTGTCGCCGGCCGCGCTGGCGCAAAAATCAAGCGGGTACATGGACCTCGAGGACATGAGTGGGGATTTCGGCACGCAGCTTGCCGTCTTCCGTGTTATGCTTTCCAGGACGGAGGCGATCTGCCCGCAGCAAATCGGAATATTCGGGATTGCCTCACATGGCAGCGTGATGGACATCTTGGCCATTATTCAGGGCAGCGTTCCCGGTTACCGGATCGACCCTACGTCCGCCCCCGATGACTTCACCATCAGACGGCGTATCGAGACGGATTCCTGCCGAATCGACATTGATATGAGCGAGCAGCAGAAACAGAATGGCGAGTGGGTGCCGTTGTTGGCATTTGACGCGCCGAATGCTGCGGACGATCTCACTCGTAAAACCGATGATCCCCCCGCTATACCGCAGGCCGAACTCGACGCATTCGATCGCAACAACCGTGCGAGAGCGCATGCCGGCGGCTTACGTCAAGGCGTGACCGCAACTACCAAGAGCGGCTTATGGCGGGGCGGACGGGAAGACTGTTTCGAGGCGGTCGGCACCTACCAGATCGACCGGAGCGGCGTAACGCTGTTGTTTCCAACCGGCCTCGGTGGAGAACTCAACCGGTTCTTTATCGAGCGCGTGGACGTCGATGCCGACCACAGTACGCTCTATCTTTCGCGCGGTTCTTGTCGGGTTGGCTTCACCATCAGCGCCGCGACCTCTCGCGATGGGTCCTGGGTGCCACTGCCTATTGCGCCACTCAAGTGATCGAAGCCACGACGTGACACCGAAAGAAACTGCGGCCGTTTAATCGCCAAAGCTTTTGGCGGTGCAGGCGAGGGCGTAGGTCGAACGCCCGCAATCGTCGGCGAGGGCAAGGGATGGGTCGACCGGCTCGAATCCGCCGTGAAGGCCGGCGCTATTTTGCCGGCGTTGGGGTTTGCGATTCTGGGAGATCGTTCTTGGGATTGTTCTTGGGATCGTTCTTGGGCGGCCGTCGCGGCTGAGGAACGATCGTTCGGCCGCCACGTGCGACCTCGGCTTCAGTATAGGGCGGCTCGTGGTGGCTGCCGTTTTCCGCCATCCGTCTCACCATGCTCGAAGCTCCAAGATTGCCATACCTATGACAGTGCATTCGGCGATTTTGGAAGGCCGGAATAATGCCCAGCACTGTGACTGCTCGCGCTGAAGGGCCCTACGAGTGGTGCTCCTCAATGGCCGTGCGTTACTGGATGCGCATCTGAAAGCCACGGAAGCCCGGAACATGACCCACGCGCAGGCGCAACACGAAATGGATGTGGCCGAGACTGCGCCCGGCATGATGGCGGCGGCGCACAGCCATGAGGCGAAGAGCCAATAGACCAACCGGAAATAGGGGGAAGCCAATGACCAATGAGATTAAGCTCGACCAGGCCGTCGCCAAGGGGGCACGCGCCGAGGCGCTGCTCGACAACGAATTGCTGAGCGAAGCGTTTGCTGGTCTGGAAAACAGCTACACCTCGGCCTGGCGCGCCACCGGGATCGACGATGTCGCTGCGCGCGAAAAACTGTTCCTTGCCATCAACATCGTCGGCAAGGTGCGCGATCATCTCACCGCCATCGTCACCAACGGCAAGCTGGCGCAGGCCGAATTGAAGGAGGTCGCGCAGGCTGCGGAGCGGAGGAAGCGGTTCGGGATCTTGTGAGGCGGTGCATGTCAGCCATGGACATAATCCGAGGGCGTGCACTTGACAATGTTCATGTGTTATTCAGTTTTGTTGAGCCGCAGAGGCGACGTTAACGGACCTAGTTTTCTTTGCAGCGTCTGCCCCGTAGCAACGGTTGACACGTCGGGCAAATCACCGGCATAGTTACATCATCGCAAGAATAGTCGATGCCCGCGCCGGGAAACTGGTTGCGGGCATTTTCATGCGGCGCGACGCAAAACGTCGTTCCGACACCGGACAGATCGCGTGCGCGCCGATAGGGCCGACGCGGCACACGAATTGGCGATACGCCAAGGCCGACCCTGCCACGAGCGCAGGCCCCCGGCGAAGACCGCAGTGCAGCCGAACCGGGAGCAATGCTTTCGCGCCATCGCGCGTCCGAGGTCTTCCAACTTGAACCCATCCAGGTCCTTCATCGGACTTTATGTCCCGGCTGCTCGCGCCGCGCATCTCTCAATGCGCGGAGCATACTGAAAGTGTGGCGCGCCGGGATGAGCTAAAGGAAACGACTATGGCTTTACCGACTTCGACCTTTGCCACCTACCAGGCGGTCGGCAACCGCGAAGATCTCAGCGATATGATCTATCGCATCGACCCGACCGATACTCCATTCATGAGCGCTGCGGAGAAGGAAAAGGCCTCGGCTGTGAACCACGAATGGCAAACCCAGGCGCTCGCCGCGGCTGACAACACCAACGCGCAGCTCGAAGGCGACGACCCGACCACGACGACCACCACGCCGACCGTGCGCCTCGGCAACCAGTGCCAGATCTCCTACAAGGTGGCACGGGTGTCCGGGACGCAGCAGGCGGTCGAACACGCCGGCCGCGACAACGAACTGGCCTATCAGGAAATGCTCAAAGGTCTCGAGCTAAAACGCGACATCGAGACCATCCTGGTTGGCAGCAACCAGGCCAAGGCCACCGGCAACACCACCACGCCGCGCAAGACGGCCTCCGTGTTGTCGTGGGTCGTGTCCAATACGGCGAAGGGCACGGCCGGCGGCGCGGCCGATCCGGCCGCGTCCGATGGCACCGGAACGCGAACTGACGGAACGCAGATCGCGTTCACCGAAGCGCGGCTCAAGTCCGTCCTGTCCTCGATCTGGATCAATGGCGGCAAGCCGGGCACGATCCTGACCGGCGCCTTCAACAAGCAGGTGTTCTCGACCTTCACCGGCCGCGCCACCGCGATCGAGGACGCGAAGTCGAAGAAGATCGTGGCGTCCGTCGACGCCTACGAGTCCGATTTCGGAAAGCTCAAGGTTGTCGCCAACCGCTTCCAGCGTCCGCGCGACGTCCTCGTGCTCGAAATGGACAAGTGGGCGGTCGCCTATCTGAACGGGCGCAACATGATCTCGATCCCGCTCGCCAAAACCGGCGATTCGGATCGTCGTCAGATCCTCGCCGAATACGCCCTCGTTGCCCGCAACGAAAAATCCAGCGGCGGTGTCTTCGACAACACCGCATCCTGAGCATTCAAGATCAAGTCTCGTCAATGGGGCGGCTTTCGAGCCGCCCTTCTTCTTTGGAGAGTCACATGCCCGTTCCTGGTCACCATACGCTCAACACCATCGATCTCACGGCCTATACGCCATCCTGCGGCGCTGCGCCCGTTGCCGCCTTCATCCGGGTCCCCTTCCGCTGCCGGCTCTTGAAAATCGCCGGCATTCTCGGCGGCGCCATAGCGACCGCCGATGGCACCGTCACGGTGTCCGTCAATTCGAACACTGTCGCGACCTTCACCGTGCCTCAGGCGGGCTCCGCCGCTGGGCAATTGTTCTCGGCTGTTCCGCCTTCGCTGACCTATCTGAATGAAGACGATGTGATCGTCGTGACGCCGTCCGGCGCCTCAGGCGCGTCAGTCTCGATGCATTTTTCTGTCGCCGTGAGGGCCGCCTAATGTCGTTCTTTCCCAAGCAACCTTCGTCGCGCGCCGGCGTCACCCAGGCGATCGCGTTCGACACCTCGGCTGCGATCGCCAATCCGTTCGGTGCCGAAACCTTTCAGCTTCGGCTGGTCGCGAATTCGGCCTGCTGCTTCCGGATCGGCGATGGCGCCCAGACGGCAACCACGAGCGACACATTCCTGCCCGCCAACGTCGTCGACTATGTCATCGTCAGCCCTGGCCAGCGCATCTCGGCAGTCAAGGCTGCCAGCAACGGGCTCGTCACCGCGACCGCTGGCACGCTCTGGGTCACGGAGATGTCGTGATGGATGGCGTTGTAGTCCGGCCCCATCTCGACAGCAATGGCAGCGACCTTGCCATCGAGCACATTCAGGATGTCGAGCCGATCCTCGCCTGGAATCGCGAGGCGCGCCGCGAGGAGCAGCGCGGAGAATGGGCGCGCCATGTCGCGCGGATTCCCAACGTCATCTATGTGCAATGGCTGGATGAGGAACATGCAAGGGGAAACACCTCGTTGCGGCTGTTCACGCCCGAATTCGACCTGATCGTGCAGACGAAACTCGGCGATCCCGAATGGGCCTATTTGCGAACGGATCGGCCGAAACTGCAGACCGGCTGGACAGCGGAGTGACCCGTGACACAGATCGTTGACTACGCCTCGCTGCAGACAGCAGTGACCGAATATCTCGCACGCGACCAGGACGCTACGCTGATCGCGCGGATTCCGAGCTTCATTCAACTGGCGGAGGCAAAATTCAACCGGCAGCTGTTCGTACGCCAGATGGAGCAGCGCGCCACCGCGGTCGTCAATCTGGCGTCCAGCGAGCCGGAATTCATTTCGTTGCCATCGGACTTTCAGTCCATGCGCAGAGTTCGACTGTCGAGCGTGACGGGAAAACCCTGCCTCCAGTTCAAATCCGGCACGCAGATCGACGAATATCGTTTTGGAATATCGAATGTTCCGGCCCGGCCGCGTTACTTCACGGTGTTCGGCAACGAACTCGAGCTCGCACCGTCGCCGGACGCCGCCTACGCGGTGGAGATGGTCTATCGCCAAAGCATTCCTGCGCTCGCGCCGAACAGCACCAACTGGCTGCTGGCACTGGCACCCGATCTTTACCTGTACGGGGTGCTCCTGGAGACCGCGCCGTACATCAAGGAAGACGCGCGGATCCAGACCTGGGGTCTCGGTCTCAGCTCCGCGCTCTCCGATCTGAACAATCTTGGGCTGACATCGACGTTCAATGCGGGGCCCATGGCGGTCCGCGTCTCGGGGCAGGTTATTTAGGGGTCATCGGATGGCATCATTCAATAAGTTCAACTGCTTCGTGCAGGACGTCGCGCATGCCCTGCACGACATGAAGACTGGTACGACGCATGTCTTCAAAGTCTATCTGACCAATACGGCGCCGGTCGCGACCAACACTGTTTACAACACGCCAGCCGACCTTGCGGCTGGTAACGGGTACGCGGCTGGTGGGGCATCGATAGGAGCGATTTCGGGCGCGCAGACATCCGGTGTGTTCAAATTCACCGCCGGGACCCAACCCGCATGGACCGCGGCCGGCGGATCGGTTGGTCCGTTCGAGTTTGCCGTTCTGTACAATTCGACGTCGGCGACGCTGCCCCTGATCGGCTGGTGGGACTATGGGCTCCCGATTACCCTCACCAATGGCAACACCTTCACCGTCTCGACCGATCTGGTCAACGGCATCCTGACGATCGCATAATGGCTGGCAAGGCTGGAAATCGCGTCTACGTTAACGTCACGACGCTGGGAATTGGGTCGCCTTTCACCACGGCAACGGCGGTTGCCGGCTTTCGGACGCTCGCTTCGGCGTTCAATGACGGTGATATAGTTGAATACGCCATGACGGAGGGATCCAATTTCGAAGACGGTTGGGGCGTCGTAGCCGGCGGCGGAACGACGATCACGCGCAACGTATTCGAGTCGTCGAACGCGGGCACTGCCATCAATCTAACTGGAAATGCAACCGCGATCATTACCCTGACCGCGCAAGGTGCGCAGAGTCTGTTCGCGCTCACCGCGCAACGCCTCGGAGGAGGAATCTAAGTTGGCTTTCATTCAGAATGTATTTCCGACACTGCCCCGGATGCCTCGCAAGGCGCTTGTGCAGATCGTCAATGCCGATGCGAGCAGCGCCAAGACGCTCATCGTTGCCGGAAGCAACGGGAACAAGGTCGTCAACCTCGTCGCGTCGTCAAACGATAGCAGTCCGCGCGACATCCAGGTGTCGCTGGTGCGGAGCGCGACAACCTACGTTCTCGCGACCACGACCGTCGCGGCCAACTCCGGCAATGCTGCCGGAACTGCGCCCGTCGATCTGCTGGCGATCATTCCCAATCTGGCGCGCGACCAGGATGGCCAGCCATATCTATTTTTGGAGAGCGGGGACACGCTCGTTGTGGGCACGCTGACGACCGTGACGACGGCGAAGATTGTCAGCGTCCACTCAGATCACGCGGAGTTCTGATGTTCGGTGGATTGCCAGGGAGTAAAT